ACGGGAAGTTTGCAGACTTATTATTAACTATGGGAGTTAACCCACCAACTAAGATTAGTCCGGCTAACGGCAAAGAAACGTGGGCATTTGCTAAGTCTGATGCAGAGTTCAAAGAACTACTAGAGCACCCCGATGAACGAGTGCAAGCATTAGTCGCAGCTAGGTTAGGCACTAAGTCTACATTGGAAGAGACGCGGACTGAGCGGTTTATTAACATAGCAAAGCGCGGTAGCCTACCGGTACCCTTGAGATACTATGCCGCACATACTGGGCGATGGGGCGGGGACGACAAGCTAAACTTACAGAACCTACCTGCACGTGGTACGAACGCATTAAAGAACGCAATACTTGCCCCGGATGGATACGTTATCATCGACGCTGACTCGGCACAGATTGAAGCGCGTGTACTTGCGTGGCTTGCAGGGCAGCTTGATTTAGTAGATGCGTTTGCTAAAAATGAAGACGTGTACAAGATTATGGCAAGTAGCATCTACAACAAACCTATTGACGCTATTACTAAGCAAGAACGGTTCGTTGGTAAGACAACTATTCTAGGGTCGGGTTACGGGATGGGCGCTGAGAAGTTTCAAGCGCAACTGCAAGGGTTCGGTACTAGTGTATCCTTAGCCGAATGTACGCGCATCATAGATGTTTACCGCAAGACCTACCCAATGATACCGCAACTGTGGAAACAAGCAGGTCGGTGCCTAGATGCAATGATACGTGGAGTAGTTAATCCGATCGGGGTTCAGCCTCAAGCATTACGTATGGATAGCGAGAATGGGTTCGTGTTACCTAACGGCTACTTCCTGTCATACCGTGACTTGCGTAAGAACGGGACTGAGTATGTGTACAAGGCAAGAACTGGTTATACGCGCATTTACGGGGGGAAGGCAGTAGAAAATCTGTGTCAAGCTGTTGCTCGCTGCGTAATTGGTGAGCAGATGGTACGCATGAGTCAGAAATACCGTGTAGTATTGACGGTACACGATGCGGTGGCTTGCGTCGTACCCGAAGCGGAAGCAGAACAAGCACAGAAGTACATAGAAGAATGCATGCGTTGGACTCCGGAGTGGGCCACTGGCCTACCTCTGAACTGCGAGTCCGGCATTGGTAAAAATTATGGAGAATGTTAATGGCAACTAAACTAGAAAAACCTGTCACACGGGAAACAACAGTCATCGAGAAAATGGTGCCACTAATAGTTACGCTTAGGGCTAACCAAACGATGGGATTTAAGCTAAAATTTAAGCAAGAAGAAATAATCGTCGATATAGAAACCTTGTATCGGTTCGCAAAGCAGCAGGCTATAACAGGGAACGCAAGAGTGATATAATGAAATATACTCCGAAGAGCATAGAGACTTACTTAGCTTACTTAGGCTATTTAGATGCGTACAGGCAAGAGGCAATACCGTTAGTGCATTCGGCTAACTATGACTTTGACCTAGAGCATAAGCTAGTAGAACAATGCGAAGCCGGAGACTATATTCATGCTGTTGAATCCCCCATTAGAGATACCGAATGACAAACTATACGTGGTCGTACTCGTCGATGTCGACGTTTCAGCAATGCCCTAGAAAGTATTACAGACTTAAAGTAGTCAAGGATATTAAGGAACCCGAAGCAGAGCATCTGATTTACGGTACCGAAGTACACAAAGCTGCCGAGGAATACGTACGGGACGGCAAAGAGATACCGCAGAAGTACGCGTACATCAAGCCACAAGTAGATGCGTTGTTGCAGATTGAGGGGGACAAGCACTGCGAAATAAAAATGGGGCTAACCAAAGAACTAGATGCATGTGAGTTCTTTGACCCGAAAGTATGGTGGCGTGGTATAGCTGACTTACTTATCGTAAAAGGAAACGATTGTTTCCTTATTGACTACAAAACAGGGAAGTCTGCACAGTATGCGGATACCAAGCAGTTAGAGTTGTTATCGCTTGCTGTGTTTAGACACTTCCCCGAAGTAAAACGTATTAAGGCTGGGTTACTATTTGTTGTATCTAAAGAGTTCGTACAGTCAGAATATGCATTAGATGGACAGAGGGACGGATGGACGTACTGGATTGGTGAGACGGGTCGCCTAGAGTCATGTTATGAGAATGACACGTGGAACCCCAAACCTAACTTTACCTGCCGCAAGTTCTGTCCTGTTACTGACTGTGAACACAACGGAAAGAGTGGGGGATGATATGCCATACGTAAATAAGAAACGTCCATACAAACATGAGTGGGAGATGCAACAACAGCGTGACGAGAAACCAGCCCGTGCAGCTAGAGAACGCGCTCGCTACACAATGGACAAGAAGGGTATAGATAGAAAAGGGAAGGACATTGACCACGTAATACCTTTATCTAAAGGTGGGACAAATGCGCCTAGCAATCTTAAACTAAAAAAACCTAGCGAGAATCGGTCGTATAGCCGAAACTCAGACCATTCGGTTAAGGTAAACAAACCAAAGAAAAAATAAAAAATGGATATAATTGATAATAAATATCTAGTAGTAAAAACGAGAACACCAGAACGAATAATAGAAGCAATAGATGGAAGTGAAATACTAGGCGAGAACGAAGGCGTACATGCAGTAATAGTTAACTGGACATTGGAAGATGCACAGAAACTTAAGCGTCTCAAATTCAAGAACGTGCCTTCACCCATCACACGTGACTATACGTGGCCTGGCGTGTTTCCTCCTATGGAACACCAACGTGATACTGCTTCATTCCTAACAATAGCAAAACGTTCGTTCTGCTTTAACGAACAGGGGACAGGCAAGACTGCGGCAGCTATTTGGGCTTCAGACTATTTGCTGAATCAAGGCAAAATAAACCGTGTATTGATTGTCTGTCCTCTATCTATCATGCAGTCCGCGTGGCAGGCTGACTTGTTTAAGTTTGCTACTCACCGCAAGGTTGGTATAGCACACGGTGTACGTGAGAAACGTAAGCAAGTTATACAAGGTCCTTACGAATACGTTGTCATAAACTACGACGGAATTGAAATCATTCAGAAAGAGATTAGGGCTGGTAAGTTTGACCTAATCATAATCGACGAAGCCAATGCGTATAAGAACGTGAGCACCAATCGCTGGAAGGCTATGCAATCCTTACTCGGCCCAGACACGTGGTTGTGGATGATGACAGGTACACCAGCTGCTCAATCTCCCGTAGATGCTTACGGCCTAGCTAAACTATGCGTACCCGAGAATGCACCGCGCCACTTTGGGCAATACAGGGACAGCGTACTGCAACAGCTAACTCGCTTTAAATGGGTTCCGAAGCCGAATTCATCTGTGGTTGTGCACAACATGCTTCAACCTGCTATTCGGTATACTAAGGAAGAATGTTTAGACTTACCCGAAGTAGTGTTCGTAGAACGTCAAGCACCGCTATCATCGCAACAACTCAAATACTACAAGCACATCAAAGAGCAGTTTGCTATGACCGCTAGTGGTGAGGAAGTGTCCGCAGTAAACGCAGCTTCCCAACTAACAAAGCTATTGCAGATATCATGCGGTGCGGTGTACAGCGACAGTGGCGCAGTCGTAGAGTTTGATGTGTCCAACCGATTACATGTAATCGAGGAAGTAATCAACGAGGCTAGTCACAAGGTACTCGTGTTCGTGCCGTTCAAGCATGCGATTAACTTACTGCATGACCACTTAAAGAAAGCACACATTAGCTGTGATGTGATCTCGGGTGATGTATCAGTGACACGTCGTACGGACATATTCCGTAGGTTCCAAGAGTCACCAGACCCACAGGTACTTATCATACAGCCACAGTCAGCAGCCCACGGGGTTACATTGACCGCAGCTAACGTAGTAATTTGGTACTCACCTGTAACGTCAATCGAAACATACTTGCAAGCCAATGCCCGTATTAACCGTAAAGGGCAGAAGAATTCAATGACCGTAGTTCACATTGAAGGTAGTAGCGTAGAGCGCAAATTGTATAAGATGCTCACGCAAAAACTAGGTGTACATAATCAGCTAATTGATTTATATAATAGCGAAATAAATACTTGACACAGTATACTTAGTGTAGTCTAATTAGAAAACGGACAAAGAGCCGTACGATTAACCAACCAAAATGAGGAACCACAAATGGATGCAGATGCAGAATCACTTGTCTCCGCGTATATCAATATACGTGATGAACGAGACAGAATAATAAATCAACAAAAACAAGCACTTAAAGAGCTTGAATTACAATTAGAAACCGTCAGTAAAGCCTTGCTAGAAATATGCAAAGAGAATAAACTAGATGGTTTCCGCACCGACTTTGGCACCGTTTCACAAATCACTAAGACCGAATACTGGACTAATGATTGGGACTCTTTATACAAATTTATAAAGGAAAACGATGCATTTCACTTACTTCATAAACGGGTTAATCAATCCGGTATGAAGGAGTTTTTAGAAGAAAACCCTGATTTACACCCTGCAGGACTAAATGTAGACCAAGAGTATTCTATTCGCGTAACTCGCCCACGTGGCGCATAAGGAGCAGTACAAATGAGTGACTTAACAATTTTCCAAAACAATTCAGTACCCGATTACTTACGTGATGTAGGCGTATCTGACCTTACTAAATCTTTGCTTAGCAACTCTGGTGGTGGCGGTGGTAGCAAACGTATCTCACTTCGTGGTAAAAAGTTCCGCCTAGTAGTTGACGGCGAAGAACTATCTACGCTTAAATCGGAGTCATTAGATGTAGTAATTGTGAATGCTACTAAAGACATCTCACGTACTTTCTATTCTAAAGCATACGACCCTAAAGCTGAGGCGGTTCCACCTGACTGCTGGTCTAAAGATGGCGTAGCGCCTGACCCAACTGCATCTGCGAAACAAGCAGTTAAGTGTGATAGTTGCCCACAAAACATTAAGGGTTCTGGTCAAGGTAACAGCCGTGCTTGCCGATTCTCTAAACGTCTAGCTATTGCACTTGCTGATGATGTTGCTGGTGGTGTGTACCAACTAACCTTACCTTCTGCATCTATCTTTGGTGACGGTGAGAAAAACCAAATGCCGTTCAACAAGTTTGTTAAATACGTTGGCTCACAAGGCTACAGTATTGATACGCTAGTAACGACTATGTCCTTTGACGAAGACAGTGACTCACCACGTGTTTACTTTGATGCCAAACGATTCTTAAATCAAGAAGAGTACGCAGCTACATCTAAGTTAGGTAAGTCCCAAGAAGCTATTAATGCAATCACTATGACTGTTGCTCAATCTGACCACGTGGCTGCACCTGCAATCGCAGCGCCGAAACCAAAACTAGTAGCACCGGCTATGGAAGAGGAAGAAGTAGAACCAACCGTTCGTAAATCAGCTAAGACAGAAGATAAGCCAGTGTCTGCCAAACCTGATTTAGGTGATATCTTAAGTAAGTTCGCAAAAGTAAGTTCGGCAGTCGATGATGAATAAAGATAATCGAGGCTACAGTAGTCGTATCGTGAGTGCTAATTCACTTGCGAGTATCGACAGCCTCGGTGTTCTTCTAGGTAGGTACTGCATTGTTAACGATATCCCAGCTAGTGAGGTATCCGAAGCAATGTCAGTATCGAAGATGACGGTATACAAGTGGTTCACTGGCAAAACAATACCACGCAAGTCACAGGAAGAACGTATCCGAGACATGATTTCAGACTTAATACTTATATAAACGAACGGAATTCTTATGGCAACTACAGACCTATTAGGGCAAGTACTAGATGGGCAGGGATGGTACTGCATCGTCGGCTTAAAGGCTGGTACTCCGAAGCAGGAGTTTGTTGCTACATTGGAAGAAGCATCAGATTCAATTGAGATACTACTCAAACAAAATTATGATGTTTACTTTGCTTGCGCCAAATACGAAACCGAAGGTAAACGCACTCAGGATAATGTGAAATCCCTGAAGTCGTTTTGGTTAGACGTAGACTGTGGTGTAGGCAAACCGTATGCAAATCAAGCAGAAGGCATCGAAGCACTATATAAATTCTGTGGTGAAGTATCATTACCTATTCCTA